ATATCGGTTCGGCTCGGGTTGCTTTTCCACGGCTGGCATGTACCAATTTTACAGGCACATTTTTATCGATCTGCGCGATAGTCGTAGATACCATTTCTCCACCATTATTTGATTCGGCCACGATACGATCTGCCTTGCTCCGATAATATGCAGTTACAGCCGCACGCGCCCATGTCAACGGCGAACCCTGAATGCTGTCATCGGCAAGAGTGTAATACTCTTCTCCGTGTTTTCCGCATGTAACAATACCTGCTTCATCACCCCCGCTCGTCGCAGATGGATCAACGCCTACGATCACCCGTTCTAAATCTGGATGCTGTAATACGCGCCCCTTCTCGATGATATCCCGTGTCCATAACGCCCCGGGCGCCTCGCTTACGTCCTCGGCCATGATTTCCATCCGGTAGGCGATAGATGTCATATCCTTAGTAATGTCGTCAAGAGCAACGGTTGAAATATGTGGGTTGTCGTGACTGGTAAAATGAAATACCGCCCAGCGACCGGATGTATCTTGTTGGGCGCGCTTATACATTTTGGCGGCGTGTTGCGGATCGTTCGCCTTGCTCACCGACCGGCTGTGAAGCGACGGGGGGGTATAGACGAATATCGCATCGCCATCATTATCAAGAAGCATGGGCGCGCCGACGGTTTCCCAGGCCTCCTCGGCCATCAATTGCCATTCATCGAGGATGAGCAGATCGGCATAATCACCTCGCAAGGTGTCTGCATTCCAGGCTGTCTTTGCGCGGATGCGCTGTTCTGTTCCTAGTAATTCGATGATATGCTCGGTCTCATTTTTGTAGAAAACGCCAGCCTTGATAGGTTCCATAAGCGCGCGGGTGATAACCGTCCAGAAGCGACTCAATTGATCCGTCGTGGGAACTGCATAAAGAATGCGTTTGCCCTTAAGAAATTCAACGCATGACTTTATGCCGACTCCCTCGGTTTTACCAGAACGGCGGCCGGCGCGCACAACTTTTCGTTTAGCGGTGCTATCTATGAATTCGGCTTGTTTGGGATGCGGAGATGGGAGACAAACTTGATACTTAGGCATTGTCTTCTTTAGGGAGTTTATCTATATAAACAACTTCTATAATCACATTTCCGCCGTCTTTGCCAGTCAATTCGTGCGGTACAATCGGCGGTTCGAGATAAGTATATGCCCATTTCGTAAACTCAATCCAATCACGCACGCTCAAAACCGAATCTTCTGCATCACCTGGAAATCTCAATCTACCGGTCACAAGCGCGATGACAACTGTTTCAGCAAGAATAATTTTACCAGACCGTTTCTTTTCCTCGCCAACATCAAAAGTCTTATTGAGCGATTTGCGTAATAGATCGGTCAATGCCCTTGATGCTGGTGGGCGTCCGTTTGGATTATTGTGTGATCCTTTAGGTGCTGCCATAAGATAAATTAGTTAATCTAATTAACTACCTCGTAAACTTTTTCGGTCTGGGCGTGATTTCTTTCCATCTGCGCCAGGTACATCGCTTTGCACAATAGGCCTCGCTTCGATTTGCAATACTACGCCCATTCGCTGGCATTCGGCCAGCATCGCCATTTGCATTGTATTATTTTCGGAAAGATCAAGATATACCCGAATCCCATTGTCAACCAATGTCTGCACTTTATAAACCGAAGCGATGAATTCAAGATAATTGGGCTTATTCACACCCATATTATAGCATAATATGTTATTTATAAAATTCTCTATGTATATGAACTTACTTCCGGATATTTTGCTATAAATCGATTAAATAATTCTGGCCATCCACGCTTTATCAAGGTTAAGGCGCCATATTGATAGACCATCCAGGCGGTCAATGGCCCAACTCGCATCTGATCCAATGATACTCCTAACTCTCCCAAACGGTCATAAACTGGATTATAGGCAAGCCCGCGCCCACCGATATAACCCCATACATCCCTCCAGCCCCAATTTGCCAACGGAGAGCAATGCCAATGCCCCAAACTGGATTGATAATAAAGCGCTGCTCGGCCTAAGGTAAATTTGCGAATAGAAGATTCCTCTTTACGCAGGCCTAGCAATGATCCAGTATACTCTTTGCGCCAGTTATCGTAGGTTAAATCAATGGGATGGGGATAAACCGGATCATCGCCCCGATACTCGATTTCCTGTCGCCAGAATCGGCTAGTTACAGGTTGCTCAACGCGCAGGATACGCCTACCCAACCTAGCCTCGGTCGCAGCAAGAAACGCGATAGTCTCTGGATAATCCCAACCATCATCAAACCAGATAATATCAATTTCCGGACTTTCAGCAAGTACTAAATCAAGCAAAACAGTCGAATCCTTGCCACCGCTGAACGAAACCGCCCAATGGATAGGAATGGTAAGGGCTTGGAGAATGAGTTTCCGCGCTACTGTTGCCTTCCTAGGCCAACCTGATAATTTCCCTAATAATTGGATCTCATCTTCGGTGGACATATTGCTCCTCGATATGCCTTTCTCTATTCATCTGATTTACCTTTTTCATCCATTCCCGACGCCGCGCTCGGATATCTTGCGAGACGATCATCAATCCCCAACACTCTGGCGGTTGCCAGTCCACTATCGTTCGCAAACTAATACTCAGATGGTTGGCAATCTGCGATAATGTCATCATTTCACCCAACCTTAAATATTGGATCACATCCGAAGGATGCATACCGGGATAAAGTCTAGAGCAATTGCGCACCATTTTATTTTCATATAGTTCACATCGATCTAGAGCCCAGGGGTGATAATGGCGTGTCATGGTAATACCAACTCCATCTGATTACGCCGATCCCAATATGACGGCCTGATCCCATAAAACCCTATCTTCCCGATATCCCGCCCATTCGGCCAATGATATCGTGGAATACCTCGCATCAATCGTTCTCCTTGCCAGATTGACCAGTCTTCTTCGGTTTTCTCAACCTCCCAGCGCATCACCCGCCCCCAACCCTGCGCCGTCTTCTTGCCGAGATGCGTGATTGATCGTGATAGATCATCTAATTCATTTGCATCGCCGACGCAAAACCACTCTATCCATAATGCGGCGCGGTAGAAAACCGGCATCAAATAAGCCTTGTATGTTGCCGCGCTCGTGTCGATGCGCCCACGCCGACCTTTGAAATCGATCAGTTCCGCCATAGATAGGTCAAAACGCTTCGCCCAGCGATCCTGGCCATCGGAGTGCGGCCCCCATTGCGCCCATGAGCAGCGGTAATACCAATCCTTCGCATGCACTGTTGCGATCGGTAATTTTCCGCCTTTCATCACCTCGCCTTTCGGCTGCTCAAGTAGCGATGCCCCGGGGATAGAGCACGCACGCCAGCCTAGGTCTCTACGTGTGCGTTCGGCAAGCATTGCCCCATCCAGCGGCAACCATTCATCCGCCAGCACTGGCGTGCGCAGCCAGGCTCGCAGCCGCAGTGATGTATAATCAGACGAGTCCATCGATGACCTCACGCATCGCCGCGCCATTTTCTTTAAGATGATTGAGATAGCGCGTTCCTATCGTCACATCCACCTCACTACCGACCGGTGCGATGCGCGGATCGATCTGTACCCATTTATCGAAATTAATCGCTACCTTGCCATGTCCGACTCCGCTCTTCCCGCCGATATAAGGGTAGCGCGCAAATTCCAGCAGCGTCACGCATAGCGCATCGTATTCCAGCGGCGTAGCATCATCAAGGACCATATCCCAGAAGAGGCGTGTCCCAGCCGCAAGCGTCTCTATATAATAGCGCATCTGCTGATGCAATCCCGTCTCGCCTGCCTTTTCATCATCGGTGCCGCGCTTGGCGCGCTTAGCCGCCGCATCCGCTTCCAGTAATCCCCGTACCGCCGGCGCGATTAGTATGCGCAAATTTTCGTTCTTTTCATCGTCCCGCCGAGTATAGGCCTCCTCCTGTACCATCTCCCAAATCGACTGCTCCGCCCCGCTCACATAACGATCCGGAATGAGATGTGCCGTCTCCTTGCAGATCGGGATCGCCTTCCCGCAGCGCAGTTTACCGGGCATGATCTGATTGCCCATCGCCCCCCCGAAAATAGCCACCAGCGGGATCAGATTGCGCCAGCGCCGCCCCTCATCCACGTCCAGGCCGGCATTCCCGCCTTTGCTGGTGAGAACTCCTCCGGAGAAGAGAAAATAGAATGCCGCCAAACTAAGTCCACTAACCTCGCCGGTTTTTTCATTCAAGCCATAACCGAGTGCTTTCAGCATATGGAACATGCCGCGATCCCGCAGGATGCCGCGGATGGCATTCCCGCTGATGATGGGCACCTCCTCCACCTGTCCATCCGGTTGGATAACCTTCTCGCGCCGCAGGCGTGCATTGATGCCGAACGTATCCCCAATATGGCTAATCGACGTTTGTGCCGTCATTATTCCCTCAAAGTTCAGGATGCTCATGCTCCGCCTCCCATTCGGCGCGGGATTTATCATTATCCACGCGCACCATCAAGACCAATAAAGTAGTTTCCTCCCGCAGCATCTTCAATGTGCTGCGGTCGTTCGCCGTGCGCAAGATATCCTCCGCCACAGTGCGTTCACCGTCACTCCTGCCCAAATTCACCCCCATCCGCAAACAGATCGAGTTGATAAATTTTGCCAGGCTGGCCGTGTAGGCTGCCGCCCGAATCTCATTCTCGAACTGCTGCCAGATCGTCATGCGATATTTCCGCTTGTAATCCTCCGGAATCCCCTTCCAAATGATCTTGAGCAGTTTCGCCGCATTCTCCCGATCCAGTTGTTCCATCATCCCTCCTTTGCGCCAGGAATAACGCCAATTGAAAGATTGCCGTACCACGTATGGGTTTGATCTTTTCCTCAAACGGTCGCAGATTTTCCAGCCCAAAAATCATAACCCTGCCGGCATAATAATGACCGCTCTCGATTTCCCCTTTGCTGAAAATTTTATAAAGTGCTTCGATAATGCTTAGGAATTCTCTTAATACGTTGGGTTCTATCCAGATTGGATTTTCCTCAAATTGCACCCATCCGTGACATTGACAAGATGGATTTCTCCTTGCACGAAAGGCGATATGCTTCTGCCCGCTCACGGCGATGGCGGCCATCTCCGGAAATGGAACACTTAGGAGATATTCCGCCATACGCGCCTTATCTCCTTTTCCCACTGGCTGCCATTCACCTTTAACAATAAAATGGGAATAATTCTGCATTTTCTGCGGCTTATCTTTTCCTGTTATTTTTTGCAACTCTTCCGATTGTTGATCAAACCAAAAAAGACAATCCATACAGATGATTTTTCCTGGTACAAGCAAATCATAATTGGTGAAAGTATCTTTCACCCAATTTTTGAACTCTATACCATTTTTATCTTGACCACAAATTCTACAGATTCCATCCATTTTGGGCTTATTCACACCCATATTATAGCACATTTCGTTCAAATTACTCAATATAAGCCATTTATAGCCCCTACAGTGCCCTACAATGGAATCATTTTTAGAGGTTTTCGCGCTGTTTTACCAAACGATAAACCCCATATATAGGATAAATACCCCAAAAACAACCCAACGTTGGGTATACAAATATACCTATCGCAAATTTAAACGCCTTAGAATGCCCTACGTTGAACGTAAATTTCGCATTAATTTTGCGTGAATATCCATATATCCTGTTGACAATACCCAACGATGGGTTATAATGATATTAGATGGTCAGAGAGATCATCACCACAGATAGGAGGATGAAATGTTTACGATTGATGAGCAGAAAAACAAACAGGCCAGCGAAATAATCGCAAATGCAATCTCAAAAATCCCCGCAAACACCCCAGCAGATTTTGGTACAGTAGGCCATCAACTCGGATACACAAAACGCGAAGCCCAAGCAATGAGCATGGCAATGTACATCGTAGAAAAAATGTATGGATTGATAATGGCAGAAAAACCAGAAGACGATAAAGAAA